ATTCCTAAGCTCAGTGCTTCTGTAACCAACTCAGCATTTGTCGCTGAAGGTTCAGCACCCAGCGAAGGCGCAGCTACGTTTGCACAAGTAACCATGTCCCCGAAAACGCTAGCGGCATACGTTGACGTTTCGAGAAGGCTAATGCAGCAGTCAGATCCTAGTGTAGAACAGGTTCTTCGTAACGACATCATCAACACTTTCGCACGAAAGATCGATGACGTAGCTATCGAAGGCGGCGCTGCAAATGCACCATCGGGCATCATTGCAAACGGCTCTACCAATGTTGTAGCAATGGGAACCAACGGTGCTGCTATCACCTACGCTAAAGTAGTTGAATTGATGAAGGCTGTCGAAGAAGACAATGCCATGATCAACAGCTCTGCTTTCTTGACGAATCCTAAAGTCATCGCGGCTTTACGGACTGTCAGCAAGCAAGCGTCTGGTGTTGAAGGCAACTTCATCATGGATGCAAACGGTACGATCTTAGGAACTGAAGTAGCTTCTAGCACTTTGGTGCCTTCTGATCTGACCAAAGGAACCGGAACGGCGTTGTCAGCAATGATCTACGGCGACTTCAGTCAAATTATGCTCGGCTTCTGGTCTGGCGTTGACGTGGTTGTTGATCAAAGCAGCTTGTCTACTTCTGGCGGTACGCGATTAGCGTTCTTCCAAGACTTAGATGTTGCTCTTAGATACCCCGAATCTTTCGCGGTAATCAAAGACATCATTGCAAGCTAATGAGAACGGGGGGTTTCGGCCCCCCAATCTTATGGGGATTATTATGGAATTAGTTATAAAAATGCCTTGTCACGTTCATGGTGTGCCTAGAGCCATCGGTGACGTGGTTTTAGTATCTTCAGCGGAGGCAAGACAGTACATAAGTTCAGGTCATGCCGTAGAGTTCACCAAAGAAGAAAAGCCTTTAAAGAAGAAGGCTGTTGAAAAAGTCGCGAAGCGATGAGTTTAGAGTTCGATGCTGACTTCGATGGATACTTTGACGTGCTAGGTCATGGCGTTTCTTGTACCTATACGCCAACGGGTGGGTCAGCAGCGACGATTAAGGTCATATTAGACCAAGAATATTTTGCTGTTTCAGGTGACTCGGTTGACGTTCAATCAAGCCAGCCGGTCGTATATGGAAAGGCTAAGGATTTGCGAGGAGCTATATTCGGTGATGCTTTAGCATTCGCAGCGATTACCGATCTTGATGGTAATACAATTAAGAATGCGACAAATTACAAGGTTGTCAGCGTCCAGCCAGATCATACAGGCGTGGTTGCTCTGGTATTGGAAGAACAATAATGGCTGATCACGTCAGGCAACAAATCAGGGAGCAAGTAGCTACAACAGTTACAGGATTGACCACAACGGGGTCTAATGTTTTTCAGTCTAGGGTCTATCCATTATCTGATAGCAATATGCCTGCTTTGTTGGTTTATTCGACTAGCGAAGATTCGGCTACCGATATAATGGGGCCATCTCTGGTGACTAATCGAGAACTGTCGGTAGTTGTTGAAGGTTACGTCAAAGCGACAACAGATTTTGATGATGTGGTTGATGATATCTGCAAGGAAGTAGAAGTAGCGTTAGGCGCTGACAGAACGTTAAACGGTCTAGCAAAGTTCGCGTATTTGTCAGGCACAGAAATTAGTTATAACGGTGAAGGTGAACAGCCAATAGGTGTCGTGTCCTTGACTTATCTAGTACAATATAGGACTGCTGTTGACAGTCCAGATGTACCTTTATAGGAGTCAGAAATGGAACTTAAAAGCCCAGATGGAAAGATTACGGTTGATTTTCATCCGTCTAAAGTAGAGTCAAAGCTGGCTAGAGGTTGGAAGCCAGTCAAAGAAAAGAAATCAGTAAAAAAAGCTGATGAAGAAATTGAAAAAAAGGAGTCTGAATAATGGCTACGCATACAGGCAGAGACGGAATCATAAAAGTCGGCGGCACAACCGGCCAAGAGGACGGAACCGTAGTTGCTAATCTTAGAAGTTTTTCTATTGACGAGACAGCAGATACCGTTGAATACACAACAATGGGGTTGGCGGCGAAAGTCTTTCTTCCAACTACCACAGCATTCACAGGATCTGCTGATGTTTACTGGGATGAAAACGATGCAGGACAGACAGCTTTAGCTGTTGGGTCAAGCGTCACAATAAAATTTTTTCCAGAAGGCGATTCTTCAGCCGCACCAGCAGATACGTTCTATCAAGGTTCTGCTATCGTCACGGGTGTTAGCCGGTCAGCGTCTTTCGATGGAATGGTAGAGGCTTCCATAACTTTGCAAGGTAGCGGTGCGCTAACTGACTACACTGCAACACCTTAAATAGGAGATAATCATGCCCCATGTAGGTAAAGATGGCGTATTAAAAATTGATGATGTCGCTGTTGCACAGCTAAGAAGTTTTTCAGTAGATGAGACTGGCGATACTGTTGAAGATACTACCATGACTTCGACCTTCAGAACTTATAAACCAACGCTGACATCATTCACAGGGTCAGCCGATGTTTACTGGGATGAGACAGATAGTGGTCAAAATGGCATCGTTATTAACGATGAACCAAGCATTAAATTCTTCCCAGAAGGGGCAGATGCTGGTGATACTTATTATTCTGGGACTTGTATTGTGACAGGCATAAGCATTTCAGCATCTTTTGACGGAATGGTTGAAGCGTCGATTACGTTTCAGGGTAAAAGTGCATTAACTAAGACAACCGTATAATGGGCATTCTGGAGAAGGCACAGGAACATTATAAATCAGTCTTGGCTAGTGATCCTAAGCCGATTGATATTTCCGAATGGGGTGGTCGTTATTTTGTGAGGCCACAGATTTCCGTCAAGAAGAAGATGGAAATTCAACAGAAGCTGACATCTGAAAAGATGGATGAAGGTTTAGCTTTGACCCTGATCTATTATCTGGTAGATGATAACGGCGATCCTTGTTTCAAAAAGCTAGAACTGGTCGAGATAGTTCGATCAGTTGACCCTGACGTTTTGATTAGGGTGGCTGGCGAGATTGCAGAGATGCAACCAAAGGATGAGGATCTGGAAAAAAACTGACAGACGATCATGCCCTACTGTTCTGTTATCAGTTAGCAGAACATCTTCACAAGACGGTTGAAGAAGTTTTAGAGATGGGCGTGGTCGAATTTCGGGGATGGATCGCATACTTTGAGGTGAAAAATAGTGGCTCGGGACGTTAAACTACAGCTAACAGCGCAGGATAAAACAGCCGCTGCCTTTAATTCGCTTAACAAGAAGTTAGGCGGTCTAAATAAATCAATCGGTGCATCAGTCACCAAGATTGCAAAGATCGGCGCAGCGTTCGCAACGGCTGGCGTTGCTGCTGGTGTAGCCTTGACCAAGGCGTCAATGACATCAGTCGATGCTTTGGCAAAGACTTCTGATCGTTTAGGGATTGCCACAGAAAAATTAGCCGGTCTGCAACACGCTGCAAGCCTTGCCGGTGTAGAAAATAGAACCCTAGAAAAATCACTTCAGAATCTAGCTGTTGGTGTTAGTGACGCGGCTGATGGTACAGGTGTCGCTAAGGACGCACTGCTGGAGCTTGGTCTAAGTGCTGGCATTTTAGAACAGTTGCCTTTAGATCAGCAGATGTCGAAAGTCGCTGAAGCAATGCAAGGCGTCACGAATCAGGCAGATAAGGTCAGAATCGCGACAGATCTATTCGGCGCTAGGGGCGTTGCTGTTTTAAACATGATCGGAGGCGGTTCTGAAAATCTTGCGATCATGGCGGCAGAAGCAGAGCATTTAGGAATTGCTGTTTCAAGAGTAGACGCGGCACAGATTGAGATGGCGAATGATGCTGTCACAAGAGCCACCGGAGTATTCACTGGCTTGGGTAATCAGTTAGCTGCTAATTTTAGCCCATTAATTCAGACTGTGGCCGATAACTTCAGACAAGCAGCTTTGGATAACGAAGACTTTGGAACAATAGGTGAAGGGGTTGTTAGGGTTCTTCTTAAAGGATACGGACTTTTAGCAGACGGGGTTTTCTATCTTCGATTAGGATTTGCAAAGCTGTCTGTGAAATTGCTGGAAGTCGTTGAAGTAATACTGACCAAAATAAACCCAGCCTTTCAATTCTTAGCTGAAAAATATAATGCAATGGCTGGCGTCTTTGGTATGGATCTGATTGATACCGGAAAAGTCGATGGCATGATCGCGAACATGGAAGGTGCCATTGGTTTAGGTCTTGATAGAGTTGCAGAAATGTTAAACGGGCCATTGCCAAGCGAAGGGATACAAGCAACTTTTGATGGCATCGTCGAATCATCAAGAAGGATGGCAGAGCAAATAGCTGATAATGCACCGGCTAAAGTCATGCTTGAAGACGCTGATGCTAATGGTCAAAAAGTTATTGAGAAGCTGACATTCTTTCAAGAACAAGCATCAGAAGGTGCGAAGAAGCGAAAAGAGTTTGAGATGAAATCTGCAACAGCGCAGACAAGCCATGTTCTAGGTGAATTAAGCAATCAATTCTCAGGCATAGCTCAAAACAACAAAAAACTATTCGCATTGAACAAAGCCTTTCAAATAGCCCAAGCGGTCATGCAGACCTATCAGGGTGCAACGTTAGCCCTTTCAAGTTATCCACCACCACTGTCGTTCATTATGGCTGGCGCACAAGTTGCTGCTGGTCTAGGCCAAGTCGCACAGATTCGCGCACAATCATTTGAAGGCGGTGGGTTTACTGGTCGCGGTTCAAGATCGGGCGGCATGGATGGCAAGGGCGGTTTCCCTGCAATGCTTCATCCCAACGAATCAGTCATAGACCATACGAAGGGTCAAGGGCAAGGCATTACGATTATCAATAACATTGACGCGAAGGGAGCTGACGCAAGCGTAGATATGAAGATTCGCGCAGCAATGCAGCAGAGTTCGCAGCAAACAGTCGCTACAATACAAGATTTGATGCGTAGAAGGCGTTTCGTATGACCACTTACACATTTCCAAGCATAACGCCATCGTCCAGCACGTTTGAACTGGTAACGAATACAAGGACGTTTCAAAGCCCATTGACTAACGCAGTCCAGACAGTTGCTAGAAAAGGCTCGCTTTGGAAAGCATCTTTACAGTTTAATAATTTAAGCGGCAACAACAGGGCAATCATGCAAGCGTTTTTGACCAAGTTGAACGGTCAAGAACATAGGTTCTTCTTGCCTGATCATTCATATACCAAAAGAGGCGCAGCGGCGACAGTAACGGTCAACGCGGGTGCGTTTGTGAATGGTACGATTTACGTCATCACGGCAGTCGGAACAACTGATTTCACGGCTATCGGTGCGTCAGCGAACACTGTTGGGGTCGTGTTCACTGCAACGGGTGCGGGATCTGGTACGGGATCAGCGACTGCTAATAATTTATTTGTTGCGGGTGCTGGTCAGACGGGATCGACGTTAAACGTGGACAACGCTTCTTTGAATACGACTAATTATCTTCGTGCCGGTGATTACATCGCATTTAACAACGAGCTTCACATGGTCACAGATGACGTGGATTCAACGGGGACGGGTACGGTTGCGATACCGATAGCGCCGCCGATCAGGAAGCCAACTGATAATAATGACTTGGTTGATTTCCTATATCCTGTTCTTGGGGTCTTTATGCTCGCAGGATCTACGTCTTGGGACAACCAAGCAGGAATTGTTTCATCATTCACTATTGAGGCGGTCGAGGACGTTCTAGCATGAGCAGGGGTTTTCCGGCAAACGTAGCAACGGCATTAGCCCAGCAGCACGTTGCTATTGTTACATTCGCAAAGCTAGAGTTTCCTTCCGGTACTTTATATGTTCACAACTCATTGGGAACGTATACT